AGCGCAAGGGACCTCTTGATAAAGAGTTCTGGGAAATTTCTCGGTTAGGTATGGGACCAACGACACAGTATACCCTCAATTTTGTGCGTGGCCGCGATCTAGCAGAGGAATGGAAGTTAAGCAGTGACGCTGTTGCAGAGACTGTAGCAGCCGCTGTACCGTTCACAGCAGAAGTAATTAGGGAGACCCCTCGCTCCGAAATGCTTGAGGTTGCTCGCTCTGTAGCGTAACTGTACTTCCATAGAGAAGGGGCCTGTTTACTTTCCGTTTCCAGGCTCCTTCTCCTTACAGAATGAGGGATCATGAACATCATTACAACAAAAGAACAGTTAAAAGATCTTGTTGAGTTTTACTCCAAGGTAGATGCATTTGCATTTGACGTTGAAACAGTTGGTGAAAACAGAATCCAACCTGTAGTCAACGATGTCATGTGGATTTCATTAGCGACAGAGGGTCGCACTGATGTTATCCCAATGGGACACCCTAACGGTGAGTTCCTTCGTTGGGACAAAGAGTTATTGTTAAGTGGTCAACGCAAACTTGCTGCAGGTAAAGAGTTAAAGGATGCAGACTACTCAAAGAACGAATCCAAGTGGACTCCAGTATTTGATGCGCCACCCGCACAGTTACTTCCTGGCGATGTATTCAAAGCATTGAAGCCACTATTCTTTAGTGACAAGTTAAAGATTGGTCACAACGTTAAGTTTGACTTGAAGTCAATTGCTAAGTATTACCGTGGTGAAGTTCCTAAGAAGCCATTCTTTGACACGATGATGGCGTCATTCATTATCGATAATCGAAACAAGAACATGTTAGGACTTGCTGCTTGTGCAGAACGTACTTTAAAGATCAAGGTTGAAAAAGGTATTGGAGCGATGGTTGAGGTTCACTCATTCAGCGATGTCGCTTACTATTCTGGCTTTGACTCAGAGGTGACATGGAAGTTGTACAAGGCATTAGAGCCACGGTTTGAGGGAAGTCTTAAGCGTGTATGGGCTTTGGAGATGGATGTTGTTGCTGCTCTCTGTGACATGGAGTTAGCAGGAGCCAACATCGATGTAGATGAACTGGTTTTATTAAAGGCACGTCTTGAGAAGGACATCGATCTTGCACGAGCAAAAGCCTGGAAGTTAACTGGAAAGCCTTTCTCTATGAACTCTGTAAAAGAGAAGCAGGAGTTGTTGTTCTCTTCTAAAGAAGAAGGTGGAAGAGGGATCAAACCTAATCTTCGCATCCGTATTGCACTGACAACAAAAGGTCAAGAAGTTGCTGCAAACAATCCAGAGAACCTAACTCTTCGTCACTACTCAGTGTCATCAGATGCGTTGGAGTTCTACCGTAAGAAAGATGAACTAGTAGATGCGATCTTGGAGTACCAAGACCTTAACAAGTTGATGACTACCTATGTTATGCCTTACTTGGGTGGAGAGATTACTCGCACCACAATGGGCAAAGAGAAGATCGTTGACAAAAAGAGCCTAATGATTAACGGCAAGGTACATACAAACTTTAAAGCCCACGGAGCAGAGACAGGGCGTTTCTCCAGTAGTGACCCTAATCTACAGAACATTCCTAGTAGTGGTGAGTATGGAAAACTAATCCGTAACCTCTTCATTGCACCACCTGGACACAAGTTAATTGTGGCTGACTACTCACAGATTGAACCACGCATCATTGCATCTTTCTCAGGTGATCCAATCATGGTAGAGAACTACAGAACTGGTGGGGACATCTACACCACTATTGGTGACACCATGAAAGTAGATCGTAAGGCTGGAAAGGTATTGGTTCTATCGATTGCTTATGGAGTTGGTCCAGAGAAGATTGCACAAAGCATCGGCTGTTCTGTAACAGATGCTAAAGATCTGCTGGCTAGATTTGAGGCACAGTTCCATGACATCTCTAAGTACAAGGCTAAGGTAATTCGTCAAGCAACAGCCAAGGCTCCTATACCATATGTAGAAACAATTTTTGGTCGACGTCGCTACATCCCAGAGTTAAAAAGCAATGAACGAGGGCTTAAGTCACGAGCAGATCGTCAGGCATTTAATACAGTTATTCAAGGTTCTGCTGCAGATTTAATGAAATTAGCGATTGTTAGGGCACATTCTTGTTTTACTGATGAACCAAATGCGAATGTTGTTTTGACTATCCACGATGAACTAGTTACTGTTGCCCGTGAAGATCTAGCAGATGAGGTTGCCGAAGCAATCCGTGTGTCAATGGAAGGTATTCACCTACCAGAGATTGTAGTTCCTCTTATTGCAGATGTGAAGATTGTTAACAAGTGGGGAGAAGCAAAGTGAGTAATGCAGACTGGTGGGCAAAGCAACTAGGTGCACAACCACAGGCACCACAACAACAGGTCCCTGTAGCACCGCCTCGGCAAATGAATAACCCAATGCCACCCTCGCAACAACCTATGACTCAGTTTCAACAACCGCAGCAACCTGTTTCACGAGCACAGAGTGCATCACAGACTGCTTCGTGTCCAGAGTGTGGTGGCACTAACTATCTGGCTGTACAAAACGCAACGCCTCGTTGCTATGACTGTGGTTATCCAATCAGTCAATCAGGAAGTCGTTACGGATCATTAACTGGCGCAAAAGTAGAAGGTGCTGCAAAAAGTGCTATAGGAAATGATGTTCAAAGCAATTGGAACCCTCAAGGGATTATCGGGAGAGTAGACTAAATGAATGATGAAGCACGTAAGATTGTTGCAACCCTTAACAAGAAGTTTGGCAACAATGTGGTGGTTATTGCGTCTGACATTCGGTCTGACCTTATTCCTCGTATTACTAGCGGTTCTACCACTCTTGATTATGTGCTGGGTGGTGGTTTCCCTGGCAATCAATGGAATGAACTCATTGGCGAACCATCACATGGCAAGACAGCGGTTGCGCTTAAAACAATCGCAGCAAACCAAGCGTTAAAAGCAGATCACACAACAGTCTGGGTTGCTGCAGAGCAGTGGGTTCCAGAGTATGCAGAGATGTGCGGCGTTGACACTAGCCGTGTCATCGTGATTGAAACAAACATTATGGAAGAGGCTTATCAAGCCGTTATAGAGTTCGCAGAATCAAAGTCAGTAGATGCCATTGTTATTGACTCCCTTCCTGCCCTTTCACCTGCCCCCGAAATGGAGAAGGACATGAATGAGATGACTGTTGGAAGGGGAGCACTCCTAACTAACAAGTTCTTTCGTGTAGTTGGTTCTGCAATCAAGCGCAGTCTGGTTGAAGATGAACGTCCAGTGCTCGGTCTTATCATCAATCAGTACCGCATGAAGATCGGTGTGATGCATGGAGATCCTCGTACCACTCCTGGTGGTGAGGGAAAGAACTATGCATTCTTTACTCGTTGTGAGATCCGTCGTGATGAGTGGATTGAGATTGGTCCTAGCGGTAATAAGAACCGTATTGGACAACGCATCAAGGTTCGTACATTAAAAAACAAAACAGCACCACCACAACGTGTTGCATACTTTGATTTTTATTTTGCAGACGGAGGAGACTGTGCTGCAGGTGAGTATGACTTTGCAAAAGAAGTTGCATCACTTGCAGTTGTGAAGGAGATCATTCAACGTAAAGGCGGATGGTATTACTTTGGTGAGCGCAAGTGGCAAGGTATTGATCCAGTCATTGCAAGTATTCGTGAAGAAGTTGATCTAAAAGAACAGATTCAAAAGTTAGTATTTGAAACATCAGACCTACCAATGGCGGAGGAAAGCGATGACTAAGAAGTTTGTTGTAAACGATGAAGGCTGGGCACAGGTACTGGAGAAGGGCGTAGAAGATTACACCGACATGTTGTTTGAAGCGGTATGGGATGGCACAGAGGATGAGATCCCTGAGACATTATCAGGGGAACCATTCTGTGGTTGTGGCACCTGTTTCTGGAGAGAGGCATTGTTCTTCTTAGTACCTCGTTTGATCGAAGGTTACGAGGAAGGCAAAATAGAACTTGAAGACTGAAGGTCAGAAGCAATCCCAGAAGCATGAAAAGAGACTCGCTAAGAAAGTTGGTGGGTCTACTAACGCTGCATCTGGAGCCTTCTGGTCTCGAAAAGGTGATGTACGCTCAACTGATTTACTTATCGAACACAAGTGGACAGGCAAGAAAACCAAAACCATTAAATCAGACGAACTAAAGAAGATAACTACAGAAGCAATCCTTGATGGACGAATGCCAGTTTTTGGTCTTCACCTTGATGGAGTAAACTATGTAATCCTTCTTGAAGACGACTTCTTAGAGATGAGAGAGAACCTAGACAACCATGGAAGACTTTGATGAACCAGAGTATGCATGGCGATACAAAGCACGATGCTCAGGCCAAGACACCGATATCTTCTACCCTCCTCGTGACAAGGAGCAGTACAAAGAGATCGCTAACAAAGCAAAAGCATTCTGTTTTGGTGAAACAGGAAAGAACCCTTGTCCAGTACGAGCAGAGTGTCTATGGGACGCAGTCAGACGAGACGAACCTCATGGAATCTGGGGAGGACTCAGCCACCGAGAACGAAACGCCCTAATGCGAAAGTGGCAAAAACTTAAGAAAAGCAAGAAGACAACCCACACACTAGAAGAGTTTATTTTCAGTATAGACAAGGACTACTAATGCCTTCCAAGACAGACTTCCAGAAGTACTTAGACACTAAGAAGACAGACACCCGTCTTACTGGTCATATTGAACGACACCTTATGAAGAAGGCTCCAGGGGAGCGAAGCACTACTGTGCTGCACCCTTCAGAGATGATCAAGGCTGACTTCTGCCATCGTTACTCTTACTACCTACTTATGGGTGGCAAGAAGATGGAGAAGAACCCTGGTCTAACATTGCAAAACATATTTGATGAGGGTCACTTCATCCATGAGAAGTGGCAGAACCGCATCTATGAAATGGGTAATTTGTGGGGAGACTTCAAGTGCATCAACTGCAATGGCATTACCTCTGGACTATCTCCTGAGAAGTGTCAGCACTGTGACTGCAAAACTTTAAAGTATGACGAGGTAAA